TTACCACTTGGCCTTGGTCTCCACCACGCGGCCTGCAATGTGCAGGTGGTTCAGCTCCTCGCCTTTGATGATCAGTTCATTATAGTTGGGGTTGAAAGGCTGGAGCACTACGCTGTTGCCCCGCTGCAGATACCGCTTGAGGGTGCCTTCGCCCTCGTCGCCGTAGATCAGCACCCCCAGGTCGCCGTTTTCCAGCGTATCCTGACGGTGGACCAGGGCCAGGTCTCCATCCTGGATGCGGGGCTCCATGCTGTCGCCCCGCACGACCAGATAGAAGTAGTTGGCGGGGTCCTTGACACGGGCGTACTCCTGGCCGTAATCTTCCTCAAACGCCAGTGCGCCGTAACCGGCCTTTACGGTGCCGATCACGGGGATCAGGCTCTCGGCATAGCCGCCAAAGAACCGCTGCTCCGGCGCAGAGGAAGAGGACACCGGGCGGTACAGCCCCAGCAGATAGTCTGCGGTGGTGCTCAACAGCTCTGCGATCTTGGCCACGGTGGCCGGGTCCGGGGAGGATTTGCCGCTCTCCCACTTGCCCACAGCCTGCTGGGTGACCCCCAGCTTGGACGCCAGGTCAGCCTGGCTCATGCCTTGTTGTTTGCGGCATTGTTTCAAAAGCTCTGCAAATGCCATCGTTCTGCGCTCCTTTACACCGGTGAATCGTCTTGCTTTGTTTTATTATACAACAAAAAGGTGTTTGTGTAAAGGCCGCAGCCCAAAAAAGCTCAAAAAAAGGTTGTGGCAAAGAGAAAAATTCGGCTTCCGGATGCAAAAATCAAAAATAGGGCTTGACATTGGGGCAAAAATCTGGTAAAGTAAACAGGCATCCGATACGGAGTAACCGGACGCCCACAAGGAGAGATGTCCGAGTGGTTTAAGGAAGCAGTCTTGAAAACTGTCGTGCGGCAACGCACCGTGGGTTCGAATCCCACTCTCTCCGCCATTTTTTTAATAAGTGTAACACACTTTGCTCTGGAGTAGTACTCAAGAGGCCGAAGAGGCGCCCCTGCTAAGGGCGTAGGTCGTCTAAACAACGGCGCGAGGGTTCAAATCCCTCCTACTCCGCCAAGAAAATCCCTCGTAACTATGAAGTTTACGGGGGATTTTCCTTTTTTGTGAAATATCCCTCAGTCAGAGAAAAACAAATAAGAACAAGCAGCTTCCAATCAACGACCATACTTTGTTACCAAACCATTATAACTACCAAACGGAAAAAAAGCAACCTGTTTCAACACAAAGCAGAAAGAGAAATACCCCCGAGAGCCATAAAGCCCTCGGGGGTATTTATTATCTCAGTGGATCTGCTTGCGCAGCTGGGTCAGATAGGCTTCGGCCTGGCGAGCTTCAGGGGTGAAGGCGTTGTTCTTCCACCAATGTTCCTAAGGGCTGTTGCTATGTCGGATTAGCCAGCTTTCAGGCACAGCAGCCGGAAGGTCTCCCGGCCTTTGGGGGTGATAAGCGTCTGTACACCACCCCACTGGGTCTTTTCGTTGAAGCACTCCTTGACCTCAAATAACCCATTGTTCTTGCCCTCATACGGCATCAGCTTGCCTTTCTGGTCACGGTAGATGTACTTTTTTGAAAGCAGCCAGTCCACAAAAGCCTTGGGCTTGATTCCCAGTTCCTTGGCCGTCTCCCGGAAGTTGGTGAGCAGATTTCGGTCCACAAGATCGTCAAAGTAGTCCGCTTTGGGCTGCATGATCTGCTTTTCCACGGTCAACTGGCTGTTAGCTGCGGTCAGAACGGCGTTCTTATTCTGTTCGGCCTTGAGCTGTTGGCACAGCTGGATCATGGTGTCCGGGTTCAGGATGGCCGCCTGCAAGGTCTCAGGCGTCATGTAAGCCCCGTGCTTGCGGATGGAGGGCAGCACCTCGGACGTGACCCACTTGCGGAATGGCTTTGCTTCCGGCTTGTCGCTGCGCAGGATGACGTTGTACAGGCCGGATTCGTTGATGACCCAGCTTGCGCCCTGACGACCTAAGTCAAACTTAGCCCGTTCATCTTCATCCAGTCGATCGGCGACAGCGGTGGGATTAGTGATGCCAAGCACCTCACACACGTCCTTCAGGACGAACCACGGCTCACCGATCATCTCCACGGTACGGACTTCGTTGTTCTGGTAGTTGAAAATCTGAATATCAGTCATTGCCTTTTACCTCATAAATTTCATCAGAAAATTTGTCAATCAGGTTCCAGAAAGCAACCAGAACGCCAAACAGGGCGTTCGTGTAGTTGTTGGCCCGGTCCGGCCCTTCCACCATTGCAACATGGACAGCCTTGAGCATATCAACCGTGCAGCGGAACTCAAACATCAGGTTATCGAGGGTGGCGGTGTTCACATTCTTGCGGAGAAAAGCTCGGTTTTGCATAATAATTACCTCTTTTATTTTCTTGACAAAACGAACAAAATAAAATAAAATAGAGGTGCAAGGGGCTTCTTGACTGGTTGCTTTCTTGTGTCTTAGCGGTTCAGCGTTCCAGCGCTGGCCGCTTTTTTATATGCGTCAAACCGTGCCAACTGCTCGGCTCTGGTGAGCTTTGCAAACTCCTTGCTAGTCACGGAGCATCACCTCCCGGTATTTGCTCCCTTGCACCTCAGACCTCCTTTCCATGCTTCTATTATACAGCATTTCCTAAACGATGTCAAGTAAAATGTAAATTATTTTCTAAAAATATTTTCTTTTGACTTGAAAATATTTAGCGAACACTATATAATAAAGAAAAAGGAGGTGCTCACAATGACAATCGAGCAGAAACTTAAGATGGCGCTTGGATATGCCGGGATTTCACAAGCCGAACTTGCACGAAGAATTGGGCAAAGCCCGTCAAACCTGAATCAGAAGGTGAAAAGGGGAACATTGACAAATGAGGAAATGGAACAAATTGCGGCTGTTCTCGGCTGTGAGTGGCGTGCAGAGTTCGTTTTCTCTGATGGGACAACGATTTGAGGTGATACTTTGCCGATTAGCTACGAAAAGTTATTCGCATTAATGAAAGAAAAAGGATTGACGACATATAGAATCCGCAAAGAAAAAATAATATCCGAAAATGCGCTTACAAGTATGCGAGCAGGGAAAAGCGTAACGATGGACACGATTGCTCGTTTATGCAAAACGCTTGAGTGTCAGCCCGGCGATATCCTTGAATATGTGCCGGACAAAACCGAACAATAAATACAAGGTCCGCAGCTCTTTTACAGGGCTGCGGACCTTGTCGTTTATGGGGGTATTTGTTATCTCAGTGGATCTGCTTGCGCAGCTGGGTCAGGTAGACTTCGGCCTGGCGGGCTTCAGGGGTAAAGGCGTTATTCTTCCACCAGCTCCACAGGCTGGCAGCCACGGTCAGACCGGCGGTGATAGCCTGTTCCAGTGCGGCGCTCTCAATGGGGAGCACCGGCTTGCCTGCAGCGCTCAGCAGCTGGTTGGTCAGTGCCAGGAGCAGCACGGCCGTGCGGGCCAGCGTAGCGGCGGTGATCTTGTTTTTCATAGCTTTTCCTTTCTTTTAATCGGTAGTCAGAGGGAGGCTTTTCGTGCGGCGGTACAGCTCGCTTCCGGTGCCGTTGCCGCCCAGTGCATGGTAGCTCTCGTACAGGTGCTCGATATTTTTCAGCCCGCTGGCATCAATGGTGCCCTTTTGGATGTACCGGTCACACTCCTGGTAGAGCCGGTCGTGCAGCACCGAAAGCACACCCTCTTTAAGGGCTGCGCTCTCGGCTTCACGGTCTCGCAGCCGCTTGGCAAGGCTGCGGTAAGCGGCAGTCAAGAGCCCGCCCAGGGCGGTAAAAATCAGCTCGATGAAATGCTCAAGAATAAACTGCATCGGTCTCACCCCCTCCACCGGCTTTTTTCGGGGCGGGTGTCAATATGTACCCAGCCGTTGGGCCTACCTGCCTTGGGTGGATACACCCCGATGCCGCCCCGGCCGGGCAGCAGGGTCTCGGCATAGGCGGCCACCGTATCCGGTCCCACACCTGCAATCTTAAAGTCTGCCGCTCTGCCATACAAATGCTGGCTGTAAGCAGCGCCGCCGCAGGCTTTGTTGTGGGCCGGGGTGCGGTATCCGCTGGTGATGGTCAGGGGGGTGCCAAAGTGCTGCCGGATCTGCTGGAGCAGCGCCACCAGCTCATCATCCACAAAGACGGGGTCAGAGCCATCCCTGCACCTAAATTCCCGCACCCGAAAATGCGGGCGGAGCTGCTTGTAGCCCTCTTTTGACAGGGAATACGCCTGGATCGCCATAGAATCAAACCTCCTTACTTTGCGGATGCGTCTGCTGCCATTGCATCCGTCTCCGGCATGCCTTCCATCGGATACTGCGCCTGGATGGCCTCATCCAGCTTTGCCATGTCCTCAGGAGTGAGCTGGGCCTTATCGTACCAGCCAAGTGCGTACTGCCGCACTTTGTAATCCGGTTCGTGGCCGACCATTCCAAACAAGGTCTCCATCACAAAGTCGTGCAAACTAAACATGATTGTCCTCCTTAGATTGTGCCGCCCAAAGCTACAACAGCGGCTCTGAGTTGCTGCATCTCGTGTGCCGGGTCCTCCCGCCCCGTCACGGTCAGGCTGTCCCCATCCGTCAGCATGGTGTTGGTGCCCGCCAGCGCTGGGATAGGCTGGCCGCCGGTTGCTGTGATGGGGGTGGGGGTGACCAGCTTATAAACCACTTGCAAGGGGTGAGCAGCAAGATACTCGTTCACGCCCTCCAGCGTCGCTGTTTTCAAGCGGCTTTTGGCGAGCTTTATGTAGCACAACGACTGGTTAGTATAGAAGCTCTCATAGTCCGCTGCGAAATCAACCTTTTCAGGTAAGTAGTTCGATATAGCATTTCCTGTTCTGGCAGTTTTGGCAAGCAAAGAAAGTACGACATTTGCCCGCATGGTAGTGCCTATCTCAGTTGCCGAGGTGACTTTTGTTATGGTAGCCAGCGCCCATGTCTCCTGCCCCTTGCCGCTCACCGCATCCAACTTGCCGCCATAGCAGGGGGTGGGCAGGGTCAGAGTTGCGGTCTGACCGGTGTAGGGGGTAAAGGCGATAGGTGTGATATCCTTTGGAGTCACCACGATTTGGACTTCGATGTCGATAGCCGTTCCAGGTGCCCAATCCACAAGTAGCGCAATCACATTCTCGCCCACATTGCGAAATCCATAAGCGCTGATGACTTTGAGGTTACCCTTAGTCACAAAGGCATGAGCTTTCAACCCTTTCCCTCCCAAGATGTGTTGCTTTGTGCGTAGAATCACAAAAGAGCCCTCAGGAGTTGCCTTAGTAAAAACTCCCTCGATATGGACTTTTCCGCCCCCGATATGCGTTATCGTAAGCCCGTAAGGCTTAAACACAGCATCTTCTATCAGGTGTGGGTCCAGCACATTCACCCCGCATCGCAACACGTCCACGCTCTCCCTCGCCTTGATGGGCCGGATGTTTTCCGGGCTTGGGTCTCCTGCGCCCTCCTGGATGGGAGCAAAATCAACGGTCGCGCCCAGGGGATAGCCCTCGATCGGGTAGCACACCACCGAGTTGCCGGTGGCCTGGATGGGTGGGCAGAGCGTGTCCAGGATGCGCAGGCTTGACCAAGTCTTTTCGGGCGTGATGGCGGTGTCATCAATGATGGTGCTTGCTGCTGTGGCTGCATCCTCTGCTCGCTGGGCAGCCTGCTCTGCTTTGGTGGCACTGTCGGCGGCGGCACTTGCTTTTTGGGTGGCAGTAGCGGCAAATGTCTCAACATACTCCATACCCTGTGCGATATCCTCCCGCACTTCCCTGCCATAGATCGCAGTGCGGATGCCCGCGATCACTTCCTGAAATGTTTTGTTCACAGGCGTTTCACCTCCGTTTTATCGGGATAGATCGTATCCTCTTCAAAGTTAAAGATGTCCCACAGCCAGTCGTTGCCCAGGTATGCGGTCATGTTGTAGCTGTATGGGTTGCATACCCCCGTAATAGTCACAGTCAGGCTGCTGTCCTGCGGCTGCACGGATACAGTCAGGTTGCCCCGCCAGTACCAGTTGGAGTTTTTGAAGCGGAACCAGATCCACTGCCCATGCAAAAGCAATTCCAGGATCTGCTGCAGTTTACCCCACTGCGCTTTTGGGCGAAAACAGGAAAACTGCGCTGTGATCTGGCGCTTGGTATAGTGTAGCCTGCCGTCCAGAGAGCGGGACAGATCCAGCGGCCGACCGCTGCCAGGCACGTGCACCAGCATGGACAGCGCTTCCGCTCTGCCGATCTGAGGATAGCCAGCATCCAGCATCAGCCCAAACTGCTCCAGCAGGGAGATGCTGTCAGCGTCCGTCAGGATCAGCATATCATTATAGCGATCCGATGCCAGCATAGCCGCTTCGGCGATCTCGTAGTTTGCCATAGCTCCTCCTTACGGTGCGCCCGTTACAGTGATCTCCACGGTAGCGCTGGTCTTGCCCGGGGTCAGCTCCACAGCAAACTGTCCCTGATACTGGATGTCCGGCGAGCGGGAGAAGTAAAAGGACAGCCACTCACCCTGCAAGGTCGTTTCCAGGTCACTGCGGATGGTATCCCACTGCGCTTTCGGGCGAAGGCAGGCAAATGTCATGCGGATCTGTCGCTGCTTAAAGTGCACTTTGCTGTCCACTGCCTGTGTGAGATCCAGCACGAAATCGAACCCGGGCGGGAAGATCTGCTCGCCCTCTACATCCGGTGCGCCGATCTGAGGAGATTGCTTTTGCAGCCACAGACCACAGGTGGACCGCAAGGAGACGAACTGGTCCCCCAACCGGACAAACACATCCGTCAGCCGGGAATTTTTGGCTGCAAGCGCTTCCAGTGCGGCATAGTCTCTCATGTATAGGTCACCTCGGTCTCCTCTGTCTGGACATCATCCGCTGCGCTGTCGGCAGGCGGCTCCGCCGGGCGGTAGACCAGCTTTTCGCCGTCCCACACATAGTCCGTATAAAATCCCTCCGTGATGCCGGAGAGATCATCCAGCAGCAGCTCATTGGGCGGCAGCGGGTCCGGGATGATGCTTTCATGGCACCAGCCGCCTGCATACAGCCGCCCGTCCGAACAAACCTTGCATTTGAACTTGTAGTGCTCCATAGGCGCCTCCTTACATAAAACCGTACAGCTCCAGCGGCCGGCAGACATTGTTGTTTTGCGTGACACCGTCCGAAATGGGGACTTCCAGATGGATCACGCCGGTCACGACATTATTGCGGTAGTCGGATGTGCGCTCCTTGCCGGGGCCAAACGTGATCCCGGTTGCTGAGACTGTCACCGACCGCCAATGCACCGTGTTCCAGGGATAGGCAAAGGAGTAACTCTGCCCATTGACCGGCAGAACAACGGAGAGCCGTCCAGCACTGCCGCCGCTGGCAAACCAGGTGGGGCTTTTGTAGGTGTCGTAGACCAGCAGTACAGCGGAGTACGATGACAGCTCCAGGGCGGTGGTCTGCTCTGCAAAGCCGCCAATGGGGTTGCCGTGGGTGTCTTTCTCATACTCCCAGGCATAGATCTTGTTGTTGCGGATGCCGTGGAAGTAGATCCCGCCGCTGCGGATGGAGCAGCTGCCCGTGCCGTCTGTGATGGATATGCCGCTGGGCCAGATGTTGACCATGCCTGTTCCGCTGATGACTTTTATGCCATCCTGGGTGATCTGCACCTTTTTCCCCGGCAGGGATTCATGCCGGACCGTCAGTCCCGCAGCGGGGTCCCACTCCAAAAAGTTGGTGGCAGTCTTGGCTGCATCCTGTACGGCTGCATCGTTGGAGGTCTTGTAGTCCGACAGATTTTTGTTGGTAGCGGTCAGGTTCTGATTTGTTTTGTTGAGGTTCAGGTTCGTTTGGTTCAGGTTTTTGTTGGTGTCTGCCAGGTTTTCATTGGTCTTGCCAAGAATTTTGTTGGTGTCCTTGATCTGTGAGAGCAGTCCGCCGGACGCCGTGGAGCTGGTGGCAGCCTGTTCATCCAGCAAATTGGTCTTGCCCAGGTTTGCCGCCTGCCGGTCGGTCAGGGTCTGTCGGGTCATCCCAAAGGTGTATTCCTTCTTGTCCGGGCGGTCCAGCGGCTCCACCAGCTTTGTGCAGAGCATCACCACATCAACGCCATGGGGCTTGCTGATGATGTGCGCATAGCTGGCAAATGTCAGCCGGTCTTTGCTGTATCCGGCGTCCACCAGATCCACCGCTTTCACAGTGTAGCTGGTGACCATAAGGCTGTTCTTTTGCAGGTCCTGCACACCGGCAGCAAAGGTGTCGTTGTCGCTGTCGGTATCGTATTCTCCCAGTGCAGAGACCACACCAAACCGCTCAGCGGCCTTGTCGTCCTGGATCCAGCCGCAGTCCCCGTCCTCGCTGCTCAGCCGGTACGAAAATCCCTTTGGCAGGTACTTCTGGATGGCCGCTGGCGAAGTCTCGGAAATGCCATAGCGCTCCTCGTGGCTTTCGGTATACTTTTTCCCCCACCACAAAAATTTCCACTTCCACTTAGTCTCCGTTACCGTATGCTTACCGCCCATGGGATACACCCGGGTAAAGAGCTGGTTCGTATCGGTCTTTTCCGTGAAGTCCAGCAGGTTCACCCCGTACTCAATGGTTTGGTTGACCAGCCGGTCCGCTTCAAAAGCCTGATCGCAGTAGTTCAGCACATTGCGGCCGGTTTTGGAATTGTAGGTGCAGTAGGCGTAGCCGCCGTAGACTTTCAGCACCATCTTGTCCATGATATCCCATGTGGTGCCGTAGTCTTCGCCCACGCCGTAGGAATCCCGGTCACCATAGTGCACCACAAGATCCCCCAGCGCAGCCGTTACCGTGCCCAGCTCAAAGCGTTTCATGGTCATCTGGCCGCACTGCTGATTGTGGGCATCTATGAGGTGCTGCAAGAACTGTTTCAGATCGCCTTCGTAGTTGAACGGGGTGATAGCCGAGTCGTTGAAGTAGGACAGCGCACCCTCGCAGTACACCACCCTGCGGTTGTACCAATCTGCCTCATGGCTCAGCACACGCCCCCGCCAGATCTCGTGTCCGTCCTGCTTCACGGTGATGCAGGTGGACATTTTCTGCAATCTTTCGTAGTGCGGATGATCTCGGGTCATCGTAAAAACAAGGCTGCCGCCCTTGCTGACCTCACGGGTCAGCTTGGGCGACAGCACCAGTGCGCTGCGGTTGCCGGGCTGATAGAGCAGCAGCTCGGCATCCTTGTTGCCAAAAGGATATGCATAGATCTCATACATATCAGTTGCCCCTTTCTGCCAGAGCGGCCAGGTGCCCCAGCTGTGCGTCCATGGAGGGAGCCAACGCCCCCACCAGCGTGCCGTCGTCCAGCTTGATGGCCAGATTGCCCGCCTGCGGCAGATACTGCTGGACAACGCCGTACAGCGCCTCTACCGATGCCTGCATCTTCTGCTGATACGCTGTCAGCTGGCTGCCCGCCGGGCTGGACGGATAGGCACGCCCATCGGTGCGGAAGTCGTACCCAGCCATGGAGCGCATGGAGCCGTACCAGTAGGCGTCCTGGATGTCCTTATAGGTGACCGTATTCTTGTTCTGTTGTTCCGTCTGGTTTTGCTTGCCCCGGCTAAACTTTGAAAACAGAGCTGCACCAAGAGCGGTCACACCGGCGGCGATGGCAAGCACAGCAGCGATCTCTGGGTTTGCCATGATAAGTGCGCCGGCCTGCGATAGAGCGCTGCCTATGCCCTCAGTCAGTGCACCCAAGCCGCCTAGTTTGCCAGCAAGAGAGGAGATCGCACCGCCCGCATTGGTGACAAAGGTGCCAATGGCTGTACCGGCAGCGCCCAAAGCACCGGAAAACGCATCTTCCAGCAGCTGCGCTAGTCCCTTTTCCTGCAGGGCATCGCGCAGCCCCTGTGCAATGGCGCCCGCAATATCGCTGCCAAGGTCCCACGCCTTCTGCGCAATGACAGAGAACTTGTCCCCCAAAAGCGCATTGAGCTGCTGGATCAGCGTTATGCCGAAGTCATCAACAAACTTCTGTGCATTCGGTGCAAGGCCGTTATACAGCGTGGACAGCACCCATTGTCCTATGGATGCCCAGTCCTTTTTCTTTATGGCGGCACTCAGTGCGCCAAATGTGCCCAATACGCCCTTGTCGGCCTCTGCTTTCCAGCCCTGCATCAACCCCGCAAAGCTGCTGGAAGATGCATTTTCTATCGTCGTAGCCACCTGCGTGGTCCCATCGGCAGCAATGGTCTGCACCTCTTTTACCGTGCGCAGTGCGCCCTCAACGATCGCCGTATAGCTCTTGGTAATGGTCCGCTTCTGGTTTTCTGTGCCGTCGGTCAAGGTTTCGGTCACAGTCTGGGTGCTGGTCCGGATACCGTCCACAAGCGTCTCGTTGGTGGCCGTGACGGTGGAGGCCAGCTCCCGCACATTTTCCATGGTCTGCTGGATGGTCTTTTGGCCGTCAGCGCCAATGGCAGTCACGGTCTTGATATCCTTTAACACACCATTTACAAGCTGGCGGCTGGTCTCGGTGATGACCCGCTTGTGCTGCTTCTGCCCATCGGACAGCACTTCGTTGGTGGTCTGGGTGGTGCGTGTCACCTTACCCAGCACCTCGGTCACAGTGTCGGCGTAGGAGCTGACCACAGAAGCCGCTGTGGCGGTCTTGGACGCTGCCGCAGCAGCTGCATCCCCGGACTTGGTATAGGCCGGGATAGCGATATCCGCTACGTTCTGCGCACTTTCGGCAAGCTCTGTGTTAGAATCGATCCAGTCACCGAAGCTAGGCTTGCTGCCGGAGGCTGTTTCGGCCACAGTAAATCCTGCTGTGGCCGCTGTGGCAATATTTTTTGCCAGATTCTCCTTGCCGGTCAGCCCGTTGATAAAGTTCTGCCAGAGAGTTTTGCCCCACTGCACCGCCTGCGAGGGCAGGCTCTTGAGCCAGTTGAGTGCACTGGAAAATCCCCCCTTGAAGGCTTTCAGCATTTGGGATCCCATGCTCTTCACGCCGTTGGCCACACCTGTCAGGATGTTTTTGCCGATGTTCAGCCAGTTGACGGCAGAAATTGCCGACAGCACGGCCTGCAAGATCTTTTTCCAGTTGGCCAGCAGCGCAGGCACAGCCTTTGCGATACCAACGACCAGCTGCAGGACAATGGCAACGCCCTGCGCCAGAACCTTGGGCATATTATCATTGATGATCCCGCACAGATCGATGATCATATCCGGCACATAAGCGATCAGCTGCGGCAGACCTGTAAGCAGTCCATTGAGCAGCTGGGCGATCATATTCAGTCCGGCATCCACAAATGCCCCGGCGTTTGCCCGCAAATCCTTGGTAAAATTCAGCAGTTGAGGCAAGGCAGTGGATAAAAACTCGGGGATGCCTTGGGCAAAGCCTGCCGCAAGAGAGCCAATCAGCTGTGTGCCGGCTTGCAGGATCTGCGGCACAAGGTCGTAGAGCATCTGTGGGATGCCTGTCAGCAGGTTGCCAAGCATGGGCAGCAGGTTATCCACAAGAAAGGTCTGTGCCGTGTCGGCCAGCGCCTGCAGCGGCTCGGTGAGGTCTGCGCCGGTGGACCAGTTGCCCATCACGTTTTCCGCAGCTGCCTTCATGGCGGCAAAGCTGCCAGTCAACGTGGTAGACGCCTCTTCTGCCGTAGATCCGGCAATATCCAGCTGCTGCTGGATGACATGGATCGCCCTGTACATATCTGCCAGGTTGCCCAGGTCATAATGCACGCCGGAGAATTTTTCTGCATCGGCCAACAGCCGCTGCATCTCGGCCTGTGTGCCGCCGTAGCCGAGCTTGAGGTTGTCCAGCATGGTGTAATTCTGCTTGGCAAAGCCCTGGTAGGCGTTCTGGATGGATGCCAGATCCGTGCCCATCTTGTTGGCGTTGTCGGCCATATCCACCATGGCCATATTGGCCAGGTGCGCAGCAGCATCCGTATCCTGGCTTACGCTGGACAGCAGGCTGGCGGCAACGCCGTTGACCTGCTCCATGTAGGCGTTGGCCGACAGTCCCGCTGTCCGGTATGCCTGCGCAGCGTAGGTCATGACGGTGTCAGCGCTGGTCTTGAATAGCGTCTTTGTGCCGCCGATGCTCTGCTGTAATGCACCGCCAAGGTTCAGCGCATCCAGCAGCACTTTGCCAATGCCAGCAGTGGCCAGCGTCTTTTTCAGGGTCCCCGCCAGTTTAGTGCCCAGCTGAGCACCGGCGCTGTCTCCGGCAGCGGCAGCTTCTCCGCCCATGATCTGGGCAATGCTGCCCTGGATACCTTCTGCCGAGGGCACGATCTGGACATACGCCTTTGCTAAGTTGATCCCGGAGCTCATGCTTCACCTCCTTCCGCGGCCCGCATTGCCGCCTCAAATTCTACCGGGGTGGCAAACGACTGGATCTCCGATGGGGTCTCAAGATCCAGGGAACTGCCCAGCAGCATCTTGACAAGGGAAGCCGGTGCTTCTCCCGGACTGCCGCAGAGCCTCCATTCCAGCCGGTGCAGGGCATCCACGATAGATGCCTGCATCAGCTCATTTGTGGTCGCTGTCTCCCCGGATAGTTTACGCCGGCTGCGGCTGTCCTCTGGCAGCCCCGCAGCCAGGGTAGCTGCCAGCCGTACCGGCAGTGTGCGCCAGGCCAGCACATGGTAGTACTGTGCCAGATCGCAGGTTAGAGCATCCTCATCCGATGCGATCAGTTCGGCGAGGAGGCAGAGTTTTTTCCGGCTGCAAAGCTCGCAAGCAGCTCACCGATCGCTGTCGCCACCGCCATCAGGGGCACACGGCCGTTTTTATCCGCCAGATGCTCCAGCAGCCGCTCCTTGTTCTGCTCGCCCAGGAGCCTGTCCACAGCGTCGATCAGCCGGGAGCCATCCTTCTCCATCTTGGCCAGATCATCGACCAAACGGTAATCCAGCACATCCTCCTCCAGCTCCACAGTAAAACCATCGGTCGTTTTTGCAATGATCATTGTTATCCTCCTTACTTGCCTGCGGCGATCATGTATTCATGGTGGGTGTCGCCGTTCTCATCCGGCACAGCAGAGATCGTGGTCTCGTAGCCAACGGGGGTCTTGTCGTCATATGTGATATCGCCCACAGAGGTCACACCTGCATAAGGGATGACTACCCGCTTTTTCGCTTTGTTCCGCAGCACCATCTCGATGACCCAAGCGCAGAGCGGCTGCTCGGCTGCATTGGACTTTACAGCGATGCCGGCCTCCAGCGTGCCGGTAACATTTTCGTCCCCATACACGGCCTTGAGAACCTCCGGGTCCGTTGCTTCAATGAGGGTGAATTTCCAGGTGTCCGGCTTTTCTCCCATCGTACTCAGCACCGTATCTCCGCCCCACGCGGCGGTATTTTCACCGGACGGGCTGTTGGAGTTGACCGCACCGGCGGCCGAAATGTACCCCAGAGACTTGAACGCTTCGTTCAGCTCGGTTTTGGCATCGGTAGGCAGCGGTGTGCCCAGCGGTGCGCGCCAGACGGCGCCGCCAACCTTGGGCTTTGCTGCGGTCACATTTTTTGCACTTGCCATACTCGGCTCCTTTCAGTAATGCACGATATCAAAAACAGCCTGATACCGTGGCTTTTTTCTTGTTGTGTCCGGGAAGTTATAGTCGGTATTCAGTGTGCAGGAGGCAAGCTCCGGCAGAGTGTCTGCTTCCAGCATGGCCTGTACCACCTGGTGATTCAGCCGGGCAGCCTCATAATCGCTGCTGCCATAGGACTGCACCGCCAGTGTGGCAAAAAACAGACCGTCCTCATAGCCAGAGCCGGTCTTTTCCAGTACACAAAAATTGCCGGAGGGATGCTCCGGCACAGACATATAACACGGGACGATAAGTTTGCCGGATAAGTAGTCCAGCAGGATCTCTTCCATCATTTCAGCGCCTTTAAAATAGAGTTGGTGTCGGCGTTCTCCTTGCGGGCGGCAGGGCTTTCGGCGCTCAACTTTGCCACCACACGGGTCTTCGCCTTGTAATAACTGGCCTTGTACCCCTCGCCCAGCCGGTTCTGCGCCGCAAAGGCAATGCCGGTCAGGGCGTTTTCCATCTCCGGACTTTGCAGCAGCTGCCGCACGCCCTTACGGTTCAGCTTGATGGACACCTTACTCATACCGCTCCACCTGTACTTTCTTGTTCCAACGCAGTGGGACCATGGCTTCGATCCCCTGCACGACCCCGCCGCAGGTGCGGAACTCCTGCCCGAAGAAGGATACCCGCACATCGTTCCAGTTGTGCGTGTCGCCTTTGGGGATAGCGAGAGTATACGCTATGCGCCGCCCGGTCAGCTGCAGCTCGGTGGCAACTTCTTCGGCAGCGGGCTGCCCCACCAGCACATTGTGCACGGTGACAGGGTTTTCTTCGTAGATGGGATCATGGAAGCCATCCTCACCGATCTTGGTCTTTTCATACAGGGTGACATCAATGCCTTTCAACATAAGTCCTCCAAAGGGCTGTGTGCGCCCAGACGGCTGCCCACGCCCAGCAGTTTCTTTTCCAGCTTGGACAGATACAGCTCGCCGGCAGAGCCGCCGCTCATGGTCCAGCTCTGGGAGTAGCCCAGCGCGGTGGCGCTGCCCTGCGTTGCCCCCATGGGGAAGCTGACGCCCGTGCTGTCATCCTCGCCCAGCTGACGGCGCACCATCCGGCAGGACACCAGCCGCTTGCGGTCAGCATCCGCAGACGGATTGTATGCGTCAATGATAAGCGCCGCCTCGGCCAGCAAGGCAGCGCACCGGTCACGTTCTTCGGCAGACAGCGGGCGGAACCCCACTTCCACGTCCAGCCATTCCGCATAGGTCATGGCAGGGCCTCATCAGACAGGAGCTTCGACACGCTTGATGTACAAAGTCTGGGGCTTAGAGACCTTCAGGCCATACACCTTGCGGCCCTGCACAGCAGACGCACCGATGTACTTGCCGGAGCCGGACAGATCCTGCAGGTGTACAGGGGTCTGCCACGCCATCACACGGTGGCACCAGTTGGGATGACCGGCGATAAACTCGGTGGTGGTCTTTTTGCTGCCCACACGGGTGGTGGACTCGTAGTCCATGTTGTTGCTCTCAAACACGTTAAAGCCTGCGATGCGGCCCACAACGCCCTGCTGCACCAGAGTCTGGGACAGGTCGCCCTGCTTGATGAAGTGCTCGTCCAGCATCAGCACCTCCAGATATTCAGGAGATGCGATGAGGAAGCGCCCCTCATTGGGCACGCCCTTGCGGCTCAGCACCCGCTTGGCTTCCAGTGCCAGCTTGTAGGCATTGGTCTCTGTGGCCGCTGTTTTAGTAGCGCTGATCGTTGCGCCAGATGCACCTTCCAGCGCATTGATGGACTTTTTGTCGATGGACAGCGCCAGGGAGTAACCGGCACTATCCAGCCGGTCTGCCACGATACCATCGGGCACGCTGGCTGCATCATACCCATCGATCAGCTCGTTTACAGCCTCATCGTGGTCAATGTTCAGGTCCAGATAGGTGGTGGTGCCCGCATCGGCTGCAACGCCGTTGGCCTTATCGTACTCCTTGACCGCCACCTCGGTGTCACGCACCGGGATCTTGACCTTGCCGGAAACGGGGGTGCCTTCGTAGCGGTCATTAAAGATGAGACCGTCACGGGTCACCAGTGTGCTGCGCAGCTTTGCGTCCACAAGCGCAGCCCAGCGTTCCTGATTTGCGTGTGCCATAAAATACCTCTCTTTCTTCGTGCAGATGCACAGGTCAAACTTTCAGATTCGGGTTGAGTTTCGTAAATGCAGTCAGAACTCCGTCCGACTGGCTCGGGAGATGATCCGGAGTGCCTCCATCCCTTACCGCAGGGTATCCGGCAGCCATAGCCTCCCCAAAAGCCCAGGGGTTTGCCTTGGCGGCTTCGTCCAGCGCCTTGGCGATGTCGGCAGTACGGTCGGCAGAGCCTTTCAGGCCGTCCACGTCCAGCAAGGCACGCACGGCCTTGACGCTGCGGCCCTTCTTGCCGAGGATAGCGGTGTCCAGGGCATTATCAAAGGCAAAGCCGTCGGCCTGGGCCTGCATATCCCCCCGGAGTTTTGCAAGCTCAGCCTCGTACTCTTCCGGCTTCTTTTTGCCTTCAAAGGCGGCAAGGCCGTCCTGGGCAGTCTTGAGCTGTGCCTGGACGCTGGTAAGCTGGGTCTTGTACTGCTCCGCAGCAGTCTTTTCCCGGTTGATGTCTGTGCCGTTCTCCTGCATGAGCCAGTTCAGCTGCTCCTCGGTAATGCCGGGGATCTTGTTCTTCACATCTTCACGTTTCATGGTGGAAACTCCTTTCAGGTTGTGTGACCACAGTTTTTGTACACTGTTCTCTGTCAGTATTCGGTCTTGGACGGGGTACGCACCGCCCGCTGCGTGGCACCGTCTGGAGGCATCGAACCTCCCGCTTCCGGTTTAATCTCAAGGCTGGGAGCTGCCTTATATAAAAACAGCATCTCTGCGATATGCAAGCCAACGTTGTTGCCAACGATTGAAAAGTTGGCTTGCGATGGAGACCGGTGCTCTTCCCGAATGAGCTAAGACGGCATGAAAAAAGCACGGTGCAAACTGCATCGTGCTAAAAATGGGCAACAAAAAACCACGGTGCGGGTGCATCGTGGTTTGCGTTAAAATTCACGAAATTCAACGGAAACGGTTTCATCATTCATTCGCCAGATTGCGAACAGGAATTTTGCTTTTGGAAAGGCATCTTGCAGATCTGCGGCAGTGCTGGAAGGCTTTGACCAAAACGCTTCAAATGCAGCTGCGTCATCGAGAGGGACGAGCCACCCACTGAAATCTTCGCCTTCCATTTCGGCTGTTTCAAAGTCCCGGCCTTCGCCAGCGAAACCGAAAAAGGCACAATTACAATTTTGGGCAGTATCCTGAATCAACTGCCAGAAATGATTAAACTTTTGACTTTCTTGCGTTTTCAACCCGAACATTTGTTGTGCCTCCTTTCAGAATTGTTACAAACTCACCGAAAGAACTTTCAATAACGACATCGTCACCCTTTACATGGAAGAGCACAGGATATTCTTGCCCACGCCACTCTCCATAGAAACGTTCCTCTGCATTGTTGACAATATCTGTGATGATTGTTTTCATCTTCTCGCGGTCGTCAGCAATGGAGGGGTTCATGCCATAATCAGAAGTGTGCTTTCCAATCTTTTTGCCGAACTGTGCATCCATCATTTTGATTTCATGCGGATGATATCGTTCTTTTGTCACCGGA